ACCTTATGAAAGGTTGAGTGTTTAAATAATTAACCTTACCTTTAACACTATCAGTATGATATTTAGCTTTATCTTGAGTTATGGGAATAATATAATTTACAAGGTCTTCTTTACTACCTAACCCTAAATTGGTAATTAGAAACTCTTCTATTGTAGCAGCTTGATATTTCATCAAATCTCTTAAAAATCTACCAAAATTATCCCCCCCGGATCCTGAAAAATTTTTATAACCAGATGTACTAGCGAGTTGTTTTGCATTAGTTTTTTGGGTTTCTAATTGCTTCCTCTGTTTACTATTCTCCTCAAAACTATCTACATATTCTTCATTTTCAAATTGAAAAACTTCCTCTAAGCGTTGTTGTTCAAATTCAGTTACGCCATAAGTTTTTGATGAAAAAGAACCAAAAGTACAATAGTTATATAGGGATTTCGCTAATCCTAACAAACCATTATAACGGGGAAATAATCCCGCATTCAGGGCCTCATTATATTCAGCAGTATCTATCTGTCTTACTGTTGAAGCATTTTGAGATGTAACAGTTATATTTTCTTTCTGTCCATTAGTTGCTTCAGTACCTCCTTTTAAATTTATAATAGGATCAGTAATCGATATATTAGGCATTCTTAAACTATCTATGACTTCCCCCACAGAAACAAGTTCAGTATAGCAAGTATAACCACCATCTTCTCTTGCTTGGAACCCGAAGTTTTTAACAAACCCCAAAAAACCATCATAATTACCATTATGAAATTCTTTTAACACATTTACTGCATTAAATATTTCTTGTTGAGTTATATTATTAGTATAAATTCTAGAACTTTTTCCATCGGAATAACCCGTATCTGTAAAGTAATCTTCTAATAAACGTCTTTCTTTATATAAAGTACCATCATTTTTAATATATGGGTTCCACCCCCATTCTAAAATAACCATATAACCTGGCCTCATATATAGCATTTCAAGTACTTCTAATTGTCTTCTATTGTGACATTCAAAGTTAACTTTAGCTTCTCTTAAAGATCCATATGCGGATTTTGTTCTAACATTTATGTCTGTAATACCTGGCATAGGTACTATCCCAAAACCATCAGAAGAAGCATTCGCCCCAATAGCCATATCTCCATATGCTGTATTTGTTTTTAATCCTCTTCGGGGGAATGAATCCCTAATTCTATCTACTCTTCTTACTTCTCTATTACCTCCTCTGGCTATGGCATAATCACTTAAAGTACCTCCTTCTAAAATAAAATTTTGTGATAAAGCAGCTCCTCTGTAAGCATTAAAATTATTTTCGCCTTCCAAACCACCAACTTCGAGGTTAACATTTTCTACATAATCAACCATAGAGGTCATTCTAATTATACACTGTTTATTTAGAGTATAATTATAGAATGCACCTTGAGATAAATTAACATTTTTATTATTTAATGATTCATTTTCTCCATGAAGAACTACGGGCTGAGGACTATTTCTGTTAAGTCTTATCCCACTATCTTCTTTATTACCTAGAGCAATTATTTCTTCTCTTAAAGCTAATTGATCTCTAACATATGGTCTAAATGTATCTTTAAAAATACTCATCTATTATTATTATTAAAGTTAATAAATGAGTTTATATAGTTAGTTGGGTTAGCAGGTATTCTTATTTGTTCACCTAAAGCTACATGGTAGCTATCTTTTCGTAACTTATTAGGATTAGCAGCTAGAATTACCCACCAAAATTGGGTATCATTATAAAATTCAAAGCTTAAATTATCTAACCTATCACCATCTTGAGTTATAATATAAACATCATCTCTACTTAAAGGTACATCTGGCAATACGGTATTTATAAAATATCTTTTACCGTTACCTGAAAGTAATTTTTTTATGTCTGTAAATCGTTTCATTTATTATAAGGCATCAAAGGCTTCTCTGGCATCAGGAGATATAAATGTACCATCAGCCTCATTAGCAAATTCATCATCCATTACTTGGGCATACTTATTAATATTTTCACTTACCTCAGGTAGTATAAATGGTGTAGTAACACTATTAGTAGGAGCAAAGTTATGTACGGGTTGGAATTCACAAGATACATCCAAAATATGGGGATATTGATTTACATCACTATCAGCTCCATTTTTATCATATTTAATCTCCCATGGATACGCTGTGTTCCAACTTAAATTAACACCTGTAAAAAAACCAGGTATTTCATCCATCCAATCTCCTACTGTCAGTCTTGAAAATACACCTCTCATCCTTCTATTTTTATATTCTGGGGCAGTTTGTGCAGCTAAATAGTTTAATTTTCTCCATAAAGGTCTTTGTTCATGTCTAGTTTGGGCATGAATTTTAAATCCTAAATTAATTTTTCTATCAAAACCAGAGTATACATAAAAATTTTCGGCTCTACCATTATATTTAAAACTATTCCAATCCCCACTATAGTTATCACTTAAGTTATCTAAAAATGCCCTGAATAATATTACATTATCTTCTCGGGGGTTTTCCGTATTAACAACTGCTATTCTAAATTTAATATAATCTTCAAATGTACTATCAAAAGGTTCTTGATCTACTCTTTTAAATATATTAGCACCTGATATTCTATCTATAGTTTCAGGGATAAATACATTATATGAACCATTTTCATCTAATTCTACTTTTTTATCTGGCTCTCCAATATTGTATAAATCAATCCTAGTCTTTTTAACATCTGTCTTTTTACCTGTTTGTGTTCTATAATCTGTATAAATATCTCCAGATTCACCAGAATTTGCTTTAAATTCATTAGGGCCTTTTCTTAGTTGAAATAAATTTTGGTTAAATAAGGGAATATATCCTCCATTTTCTCCAATGTCATTAAAAAGATTACTTTTATATTGTTTTATAGTAGTATTACCTATACCAAAGGTTGAATGGGGGCCCCCTGCATATTCTTTAATGGTTCCTAAATTTCCATCAACAATAATTTTATTATAAAGTCCAAATAAAGAATTATCAGAAACTTCATTAATCCCCGATCTTATAGCTGAAAGAAAGTTAGATTCATATTTAGGTCCTCCTAAATTAGGATCATAATTAAATCCACTTTCAAAATTAATATCTAATACTCTATCTCTTCTAAACCTAATACCCGCCGCACCGGTACTTGCTGTACCAAGGACATGAGCTGGAGAAGTTAATCTATTATTAGCTCCCCCGGTAATTGGTTCATCATTAGCATAAAAAGTAGGATTAGTTCTAGATAAAGCTAATTGAGCAGCTAAAAAAGATATTCCATTAGGACTAAGTAATACCTTACCTAGTCTTTCAAAATCATTAGCTGCTCTTTTAACTAATGTTACTGCACCTCCTCGTACAAAATTATTTGTAACATCATCTACTAAATTACCTAAATTAGAATTAGTAGACTGTTCTACACCTGGTAAAGGTTTGCCATCAAAATCATTTATAATAAAAGGAGGTTGGGTATCAAAACCTAATTTTCCAGCCCCCTCTCCGTACCCAAAATTTCTTTGTTCAAAAGGAAGAGTAGAAGTTGTCCCGTCGGGATGATTTAATGTAAATTGTCCCGCTTCATCAGCATCTCTTAATAATCCTCTTAAAGTTATTGCCATAAAACAATTTAGTCAGGAAGATTATCTTCATACTTAGGAGGAGTACTTGGACCGTTAGTAAGAGGGTTATCAAGATTAGAAGGCATACTTACACCTCCATATTGGTGTTGGTAAGCTGGGCCTACTAATGATCTACCTGCTTGATCTTCAAGTGGACCACCATGTAATTGTGAACCATTTGGAATATTAAAGGGATAAGCACCTGTTGCTACGTCGGGACCAACAATTGGGAAATTAGGTCCTGTTTGGTTTTCCATATTAGCTACGGGGCCCTCACCCTGTACTAAATCATGAATTGATGTTAAGTTTTTAATTGCCATAATTGTGTTGTTTTGTTATAAATATTAAGCGAATGTAGGGCTTGCTTGGAGTTCTTGTGCCCCTCCTAATCCTTTTCTACCATTACCATTAGCGGCAGCGAAAGCATCAAATGTGTTTTTAATTACTATTGGGGCAGGTGCCGCTTGGGCTCCTACTCCCGGACCAACTTGTAGATTATCACCTGGAGTTGTTCTAGCCATACCGCCGTAATTATCCATAATAGTAAAAGGACCTTTACTTGATGGCGCCATACCATCTTTTACCATAGCTATACCAGATCCTATAGCCCCAAACATAGCCACTACCGTAGCTAGTGATGCTCCTATACCAAGAGGTCCTAATTTGGCATTTTTACCAAATATCTCAGCTATAGAAGTAATAATTGTCCTAACAGCTAACATTTTTTGAACTACTACTAACGCACCTAAGGCTCCTACTATAAATCCTATAACTCCAGGCATTGATGCAAAAAATGCTGCTACACCCGAAACCATATCTAAGAATGGTAAGAATGCCGTTGCTAAATCTCCTAGAATTGATTGGAATTTTTCTTGGGCAAGATTTAATCTTTCTTGAGCACTTAATTGTTCTAATTTATCTGCTAATTCGTCTTTACCTTGGGCTCTTAATTGTTCAGCATTCATTCCCATAGTCTCTTGCTTAAAGAGCATATCAGATAATGCATCTGTTGACATACCCATAGATTTAGCTAAAGCATCTTGCTGTAGGGTATTCATTTTAGTGAAATCAGTAAACGTACCCATATTCTTAGCTAACTCAGCAGCTACTGTTGCCTGGTCACCAGCTAGTGCTGCAGCCCTAGCGCGTTCAAGATTTAATTGTTTACCTGTTAAGAGTTCGGCTTCTAACTCAGATTCAATACTGGATTCAAATTCTAATAATTGCTTACTAGCTGCAGCTATATCTTCAATTTCTGCACCTAATAATTTAGCTGCGGTAACTGCTTTAGCAATTTCTACAGGATTAGCTCCTAACTGTGCTCTTAATTGGCCTGATACTTTACCTGTAGCTTCTAATACTCCTTTTAGATTTAAAGCTACACCTGCTCCTTGTTGAAGTTCATAAGAAGCTCCTAATGCATTTTCTTCAACACTTCTAAGAGTTTCACCTGATCTTTGAGCTTGAAATGCTAAACTACCTGCTGCTTCTGCTGATAAACCAACTACATCAGTTAATTTAGAAGTAGTCATTAAAAGCTCGTCATTAAACCTAACAGCTGTTCCTAGCTGTTCGTTTAATGCCCCCATAGCTTTACCCATTCTAATAGAGTTGATAGCTATATCACCAGATTGCAATGCAGCGACCGCGAATTCTTGTTTTAAAGCTGCTGCTTCTGATTTAGATAAATTAAGATTTCTACCCATTTGGGTCGTTTCCTCATCAGCTTTCATCATGGCTGTAAGGAATCCATCTATTAACGTATTAGAAGTTTTTTGTAATTTATTTTCTATCTGTTTTAAAGCAATCAGTTGCCTTGAAATTCCTAAATGTTCTAATTTTGTTTTAGCAGCAGCCCCCGCTAAATTTCCTATATGTTTATCTAATCCTAGTTCTTTTAATTTCTCTCTATTAAGACCTTTACCAGTTTTTAATGATTTTCTTAGGGCCGATAATTGATCATTATTTAAACTTAATACTTTTTTCTGAAGAGCTTCACGGTTAGCTTCACTATCCATGATGGTTTTACTTAAACTACCACTATCTTTTTGGTTTGCCCTAGTTTTAGACGTATTTTTAGCTACTCGGTCCGTAGCATCAGCAGTGCCTTCTAATTTGGCATTTAGTTCTGCTACTAAACCACCTAATTCAGCAAATAGAGTTTTTAACTCTTTTGCTGTATTATTCATAGAATCTAGATTATCTTTTTTAGCCATTTAAGTTAAATAATGTCCAATATAAATATTAAACTTTTAAGTTCTTTGGTATATTAGGCATTTTAGGGAAATTTTGGGCCATTTGCGAAGACTGACGCATAGCTTTTTCATGTTCTTCATTATGTTTTTCATGAAGGTCGTTTATTTTTCTAATATGATATCTTCTAATATGAATAGGCATATTATATACTTCAGAATATAGAAAACCCCCCTTACCATAATATACTAGGTCATGTACTTCATCATAAACTTGGAATTTATAATTCGGAGTCAGGCCAAAAAAACGTGATCCCAATAGGGATCTTAACGCCTTTCACGTCTCCAGCTGCGTTCTCAAGATCATAAGTTAAGTCTACATCAGGCTGTATTTCTTTGATATATTCTCTTAATGCTCTTGCGTCTCTTGCTAATAAGCCGTTTTCTACAAACTGTCTAACCGTTTTGCGCTCGTAATCGCCTTCAACAGATAGAATAGTATGTTTTAATCTAGTAGTATATTCTGCAGAACTATTCTTATTCATTTTTTTAAGGCCCTTAACTTCATTCTCTATTTTCTTTTCATCTGCGTGAGTGATAAGCTTAAAAGTAATAGATTTTTTTACAGTAGGAAGAGTAAATTCAAATTCATTTTTTCCTTTACCTTGCAAATGTTCTTCTTTCATTAACTTATCCTTAACTTCAGTAAGATCTACCGTATGTTCTTCACCATCTAATTCAAAAGTATAATCTTTACCATATCCTAAAACACGAGCGGCAATCATGATTGCATTTTTATCACCTACAATTAAATCGTTATAATTAATAGGTGTAACTATAAGTGCTTCTAACAATTTATCTATTACAGAACCATTTTTAATGTAACTTTCATTAGTTAGAATGTCTTCTTCCTTAGCAGTCATATACTTCATTTCTAGTACACCTTTAGCTAATGGGTTATCTTGGGGGTAAATTAGGCCTTTAGAGGGTAACGTTACTTCCTCAGTAGGGAACATTGGTTTATTTTCTTCCATATTGTAACTTTTATATGTTTGCATATACATATGTAAAAAAAAGAGGTGCTTGCGCACCTCTTAATTTATTTGTGTTAAGAATCTTAGTAGTTTAAGATTGCATAATCCATGGCAATTGTCAAACTAATTTCCATTGGAGTGGATGAAGTCCAATCACCCGATCCAAATTCAGCATTAGTTATATAAGCTCCTTTACAAATCCATTCTTCAACTACATCACCAACAGGACCTAATGTGTTAAATTTAATTTCTTTTTTGTAGAAATCAGAATAACCATCTCTACCTGTTACTGATTCGTGGTGGAGGCGAACCCACTCCATCACTGCTTGTGCTCCTGAAGGAGTTACTGGATCATATAGAGTACAAGAAATAGGAGTCCAATCGGATTTACCTTTAACTTTTCTTTTCACGTTAATGTGATCAAGAACTACTTCTTCTGCGGTGTATTTAGGCTTATCTGCGGACTTAATGAGATAAGCAGGAATACCATCTATATAAAATATAAATCTATTTTGCAGCTTGGGTTCGTAAGCTGTATAGAACATATCTGCTGAACTTAATATTGCCATTGTGTTGTTATTTTGTTATAAATATATTAAAGCTGAATTTTTAGTCATTAAATGTTGCACCTGTTGGCTGAATTGTATAATCTAAGATTATAAATTCGGCTGTTTTAGTAGGTTGAATAAATATTTGACCTACTAATTGGTTTCTGTCTATTGCTTCAGCAGTATTGTTACTTTCATCCATTACTACTCTAAAGGCAAATAATCCTTGTCTTTGTTGTACTGACTCTAAGAAAGGTGTAACAGCGTTTAAGAATCTATTTCTTGTGACTGTTGTATTTTGTTCAAATACTAGGTTCTTAGAAGTATCACCAATAAAGTTCTTAAGAGAAATTAATAATCTTCTTACGTTAATACGGTCAAGAGCACTTGCTTTTTTCTGGAGTGTTTTTTGTCCATATGCTACGGGACCTACTCTTGGGAAGGTTGCAATTGGATTTACTTTATTATCATATAATTTATCTCTAACTGCTTGGTTTAATTTAAATTCAGTTCTTACAACAGGTAATCCACCTCTATTCAAACCTGCAGGTGCAAA